CTAACCGCCAACTGATTTAATTTCATCTAGCATAAGGCTAAAAAAGTGTGCTGCTTTAGTAACAGTAAGAGTTTCTACTGATATGTTGCCAGCAAGCAAATCACTTAATGTAGCCTTTGTTCCAGTCAATTCTTTAAATTTACCAACTAGATAATTTAATGTATCTCCAGAAATATCTTTAATATTACCAGAATCTGCAGTTATCTTACTACCGCTAATAGTGCCATCTGCATTTATATTACCACCTACTTTGTCTTGTTCATCTGTAGTAGCTTTTACATTTATATCACCGCCAATAGTAGTAATGTTAGTAATATTACTCATATCACCGCTTACATCCTACGTACCGTTAAATGGCTATCCGTATATAGTGTGTGTTTCTAATTCAGCATTTACACTAGTAGCGGAATTATTTGTAACTCTTACTTCACTACTATTTTTAGTTTCTTTTGAGATATTATATTTATTGAATTTCATATTACTTCTTTTCTATTAAATTTATAGTACTTGAATTATGTCTATAATCTATATTAAGGCTATTTAATATAAAGCTTTTATCCTTTATTGTAGTATTTTTATAAAGTCCATATATTTTAAAAATATTCTTTAAGTCTAAATTTAAAATTATAGATGGCTCTTTATACTGATTGACTGTCTTATAAATATAGTGTTCTTCTTGCCTTAATGATTGCTTAGTAGCCTTATTATAAGTAGTGTCTAAATACTTCATTGTAGCACCTTCTTTTAAAGCTACAGAACTGTAATTAGGCTTCTTCTCATCATAAGTACATATCTTAAAATTAACTTCGTCAAATTCAGTTACAAAAGCATCATTAATTACATTAGTGTACACAGTATCAGTTTCATTAACTTTACTAAATGTAGGGTCGCCAATAATTGCCTTAAATTTAAAATCCTTCAGAAATACGCAACTATGTTTGTAGTGCTGTCCTTTATCTTTTCCAGATTTTACACTATGGTAATTTGGGTCAAATGGCTTATATACTGTCAGAGTAGGCATACCACCAATTACCCCATTTTTAGGTAATGTAATTAAATATCCTTGCTCATTAGTACCTATACGCCAATTAACTGTATTTACAAATTTCAAATCTTTAAACATAGTGCTGTCTGCTCTTCGGTCTTTTTTACTAGCATCATCTTTCATATATGGAATTTTAAAGGTTGTTTCTGCTGTTACCCAGCCATTATTACCTTTTTTCTAATCACCACTCCAATAAAGATTACCCCACTATAATTTAGCCATTAAGAAGGTCTATCCAGCATCCATAGCATACCTACCCTAAGCTATATCTGATTCTCCTTCTGGAATTGGATAGGGGTCATCACTAAAGTAATGATACATATAGTTACCACTAATTATAAGGTAAGCATTTTCACCGCCAAATAAAGCAGTAGTATCAGATACTACAGTTTGAAAGTAAGGAAACTTAGTTATATGCTCATTATTAATATGATTTGGATTTAGTAATACTATATAATCCGAAAAGTCCACCTTACTAAATTCATTCATTGCCAACCAATCATCTAAAGTAAGCTATTTACTTAATATTTTAAATATTATATTACTAATAACATCAGAACCTTTATCTAACTTCTTAACACAGAATTTAGCAATAGTAGCACCATTCATAGATTTAGTATCTGTATAGTTTAATGATTTAACAGTGTCTGTTATATCTCTACCATTAGCATCATATTTAAAGAACTTATAATATGGATTATTAAAGTATTTCACAAACACTACATTTAAATCACTATATCCTCCACTTTCTGGATTTCTTACCCTATCCAGCATAACTATCATATTTTTATTTTGGCTATCTGTAACATCACCTACTTTACTAGATACAACTTCTCCATACATACCATTATTAATATTATCAGAGTATTGTAAAGCAGCATCCTAATTAGCGGTAATATTAACAGCATTATCAAACATATCTGGTAATACTTCATCAAATGTATAAAAATCGTCTGTAACTGTAACTTTGTTATATACATTATCCATAGACAAACTAGAGCCTCCACCACTATAATCACTTCCGATAATCGTTTTAGAATGTGCTAAAGTTATCTTAGTTGGAGTAGGATTATCTATACTATAGCTATAATATTCATTGATTCCATTTTTAATAGCATCATAATCCAAAAAGTAAACTATATCTTTGTCCGCTACTGCTGTCAATCCTAAATACTAGCATACTTCCTCCAGTATTTCCTAACAAGTCCAAGCTACATCGTTATCTGTTTCTTTATCTTTTTTCTTATTAAAGAAATTCTAGTCTGATATGTGTAATTTATCTAATATTGTATCAGTAGTATCTTTAGTAAGTTGAGTATTGGCACTAACAACAAATCCAGTGTAAGCATTGCATTCTTTTATTGTTTTATTTATAATATCGTAAAAGCTTACTATATTTCTCTTAGGTGCATTATACTTAATATATTGCAATGTTGATAATGCGTCAATACATTCTATCTCTATAGTTTCCTTATATTTAGTAAATCCCATATCATATAAGTTAGGAGTAGCATAACCAGTCCATTCTACAGAACTCCCTTTATATAATTCTACCTTTGTACCTTGTGCTTTACCACTATATATATCAAAGTGATAAGACGGTGTAACTATAGCCACTGTAGCACCAGTATATTTAGCTGGCTTATAAATTCCATCGCCTAACATCGACGTTACAAATGGAGTACCACCCAAAGTAATCTCTTTACTCTGGGTAGTACCTTCTGTAGTTATTTTAACTGTATATAAGGTATTATCTTTACTTCTGAACTATCCTTTATATATCATCGTAATTTATTCCTTTTATTATCGTAATTAGTTAATACTCCTTTTAGCATTGAACCTTCTATTTTAAAAGTAACTTCTCCACCATTGTTAGTAATAACATTTCCATCTAACATATTAAATAAACGTTTCTGTTGTTTACCATTAAGTATCATTTCTCCAGCATTTACCTAAGCTGTAAGCATATCTCCGTGAGTGCTACCACCGCCAATAATACCACCATTAGCAAATGAACCCATAGATTTAACTTGACCTACTATAGCTGCTAATTGAGCTGCTCCTAAAGCTGCAAAAGCTATCCAAGCCCAAGGACCTAAAGAAGCTGCTTGACTTGTTGCAGTAGCATAACCACTAATCATAGTTGCTACAGATTGTGCCATTATTCCAGCTACATCTAACTCTGGTATGCCTATATTACTACCAATACTAGATAAACTAGAACCTAAAGAATCAACAGCATCACTAGCTTCACTTAATTTCTTTTCTGCATCTGATTCTATATGTATCTTTATTGGCTTTAAACCTAGTTGCTATAACTATTCATTTAAAGCTGCTATTTCTGATTCGGCTTGTGATTTATCTATAATACCTAGTTCTCTCTATTTTACAATCGAATCTACATTAGCCTAAGCATTATCAAAGCTATCTAATTTATCCTATGTATCAATACTAACATTTTTGATTTTAATAGTAGTACTATCAGAAAGTTCATCTATCTACTTCTATAAATCAGCTATTTTAGTTTTTAATTCTAACCTAGCCTTAGCAGTAATATTTTCATTATTAAGTCTGTTCTACAGCTTATTTATTTGTTCCTCTAAATCAGATATAGAGCCTTCTTGGTAAGGCTTTTCTTTCTTAGAAGCAATTATATCCAGTAAAGCAGCTCTTTCCTTTAACTTAGCGTTTCTTTCCTCTTCTGTTAAATTTAGATTCTTTAAATCCTCATCTACTTTACTTATTTGCTTTTCATAATCAGCTATAGAACCTTCCTAAAATTTAGGTTGCTCTACTTTTTCAAAGGATTTCTATACTACTTCTATTTTATCTTTCCATAGCTATATCTCTTTTGATGTGCTTTTAAATTCCTCTGAATCAACCTTTAACTTTTTTAATTTATTCTCTAATACTGTTACATTGTCTTGCATACCTTGTAACGTATCAGCATCCTTATTAAAAATAGGCTCTGCTTTAACAACTTTATCCTTTTTAATCTTAGGGGTCTTATTTTTTACTTTTCCTCCGCTAGATGGCTTATAAGCTTTTGGAACTTTGTTTAGTTCTCCAGTGAGCTATGTGGTATAACCTTTAATTTTAGAATTAGATTGTTTTAGCTAATTCTCTAGTCCTTCTACATATTTATTACCATCAGATTTACCACTATTATAAATATCAGCACCTTTAGCACTAAATCTCCATTTACCATCAGAGCCAACAGAACCATATCTACTATTTCTATATGTACTATCAGTAATCTCTTGACCACTTGCTACTTTTGGTCTACTTGCTGCTTCTGCTGCTGATTTTGCGGTTTGAATATTAATTTTATCAATTAGTTCTATCTGCTTTTTATATTCATCAGTAATTTTAGACAAGTAAGCAGCAGCCTTAGCTCTGGCTATAAAACCCTAAACTACAATATTTGTATTTTTACTAAAAGCTTCTTCTACACTATTTACATTACTAACAGATATTCCTAAATCATTAAGTTTACTTTCGTTATCTTTAATCCATTGATTTTTTTGATGTGCGCTACTTAGTGTTTTCCATTCGGCTTTTAATTTTGTATAATCAGTCATTAACTAAGCAAATGTATTAGATAATGTTGTAGTATAATTACTTACTGTCTTAGCTGATTTATTTAGGGAATCTTGATGCTATTTTTCTGCATCAGCACTATTAGATGTGGCAATAGCATAAGTAGCTAAAGCACCAGCACCAACTATAAGTAATCCACTAAAATCTCCTAGCAATGCTTTACCTATAGCTTTAACAGTGTTCCAAATTTTCATAGCAGCAGTATTAGCCCCAGTAGCAACTGTATTAACTCCAGTAGCAGTACTATTAACAGTTGTAGCCTAAGCTGTTGCTAACTCCTATATCTACTTTATTTTAAGCATCAAAATACTATCCTTATTTAAAGTATTTGCAATAGCCTACACACCGCTAAGAATACCTAATGCTGATTGTACTTTTAAAATTGCTTGCTGCACTTCTTTATTTTCAGCACCAAACATACCCATTACACCAGTTGCAACAGTAGCTGTACCAGCAATAGCACTAAATGCCTATATACCAGCATCTAAACTAGCTGTATCAGAACTTAATAATCTAGTAGCCTAGCTAGCATCCCCTATAGCATCCTTATATTCAGCAGCCTAAGCAGCCATTCTATGAAATATGTCCGTATTATTTAAGCCGTCCAAATTCATCTATGCCATAGTACTTTGAATATCTTTTAGTTTCTTTTTTAATGGAGCTGCAGAGTTTGATATTTTTTCAAACTTAGCAGTAATTCGGTCTAACTTACTGCCAGCGTCCCCAGTTTTATCTAGTTCCTATTTTACTTTATTTAGTGTGCCAGATAAATTATCCTAGCCACTAAATTTAACAACGTAATCACTCATTATTTATAATATATTGATTTGCTTTCTTAATTAATTCTTCTCTTTGTTGTTCAGTTGCTATATTATCTTCTACTATTTCTTCATCCCATTTAAATTTAATAATATCAGATAATTCTAAATGCTTTTTACTATTAGTCTATGCTATAAGAAAAGCTATTAATCTAGTCTGTTCCCAGCTATCTTTATGTGCATAATAACTGTATTTCATAGCTGCATTTATTTCGTACATTTCCATTTTATCTAATACATAATATGGAGGATAATGTAACTGTAGAACCAATATACTATATAATTCAGATATGCTTAACTTTTTTTTTCTCCTTCTTCTGAATTAAATAAAGCATCTACTTTATTTTGCTCCTAATTCAATTCTGTAAAGTCGTTAAGTAAATTGGGGTTTTCGTCTAAAGCATCTATAAAATCGTCCCAATCTAAAATATTATCTGGATTATTAGCAAGTATTACACTATAAAAGAAGATGTAGTTGTCTAGCATCGTCTTTATTTCAAAAGGTCTGCCAGTAATTTGTTCAAAGATAAACAAAGCTCTAAGCGTTTGTTTTACTTTGTATTCTTTATTTTTTATATTTATTGTTTTCATATAGTCTATTTAAAAAATATAGCCTTCATACCTACGTTATAAAGGTACAAAGGCTATTAGTTAATATTACGCTTTCTTAGCTGTTAAAGCTCCAACTCCAGTAAATTGTACTGTAAATGTTGCATACTCGCCATTAGGCGCATTAAGTTCTAAACTAGTAATAGCAGCTTTACCTATATATTGTGTATTTGTAGCACTGCCAGCTGTTGCAGTCCATCCAGTGTCCCCTACATTATCAGTAGTTTCTTTCTTTAAGCCAAATACCATATCTACTGGCTCCATCTTAATCATCGCATCAAATAAAGCTTCATAAGTCATACCAGCATTACCAGTAGCACTAAATAAGTTTTCTGATTGACCAGACCAACTAAGATTACTTACTTCGCTAGCTGCCCATTTTCCACCACCTTCATCTTTATTACTTGTGTCTTGTGTTTCACCACTAATAGTTAATGTGTGAGATGTTGCAAGTGCTATAGATTTACCACCTATAAACATCATTAAATCACCACCTTTTATTTTTTTGTTAGCCATTATTTTAATTCTATTTTAAAATTCATACTCTATAAAAAGGAATTATCTATATATTCCTCTGAACAATCTTCTAATATTATATCTTCTACATCTATACCAGATATAAGCCCAGACTTATGTTCTAAAGCTTTTCTTACTAATTCTGCTAATTCTACACTTTCTTTATAATTATCAGCAATAACAAACACTTCACACAAAACAGATTCATTAGTATAGTCTTTATTATTTTCGGGTATTAATCCAGTTCTACGATACATTATAAAAGGATATGTAGTAGTAGCATCAGCAATTAAAGGATATATTTTATTACCTACTACTTTATGAATAAAATCTACATCTAGTAAAGTGTATATTACTTTTCCAATTTGTAAACTGCTTATCATAGTTTTTTATCTAATAATTCTGTTATTACTTGATTTATCTTTGTGTCATTCTGTCTAGCTTTACTAAAGAAATGAGTTGCTTTAATACTACCTTTATTACCACGATTCTTTGTCTATCTTTGTTTTGTACCTTTCTCAAAGAATTTTAATCTAAAATCCCCCATAATATGTACCTTTACTTCACTATAAGCGTTATCTGCTTTTAATCGTATTCCAGATAATAATGTTTTCCCAGTAAATCTAGATGGTGTATTATATCTTATACCAGTCTTTGTAAGCTCGCTCTCTGCCTATTGTTTTAATGCTTTAGCACCTTTTTTTAGTGCTAGCATCATTATCTTATTTCTATTCTCTGGTGATAGCTTTTCCAACATAGCATCTACCTAACTACGGTCTATTGTATTACTCATTTATAAGCTCCGTTTTGATAGTTAGCGATTGTCTATTTTTATTAGGCTCTAAGGATAATATTCTATATTTCTTATTATTCCAAAGTACCCTATCTTTTTCGTCTATAGTATGATAATATCTAACTTTAAAGATTGCACTGTTAGTAAATACAATCTCATTATTTTCATTAGTTCTATTACCATCGCTAAAGGTTACTCCAGCTCTAGTAGTTATAAGTTCAGTCCATCTAATAGCATTAGCTCCAAATTCATTCTACTAAATAGTTGGTTTTTCTATTATAATTTTCTCTGTTAATAATCCAGCCTACATATTATACTATATTATAATGTTTATAAAGTCCTAATAAATACTCCATTGTATAAGGCACTTTCATAACAGTACTGTAACTTACTGGCTCTCTATTAGCATAAAGATTACCAACCATCAGTAAAATAGAATGTTTAATAGCGGATGGTAATACACCACCCACTACTAAAACATCTAAAGCTATGTCTAAATGCTAAGATACTGAATCCTCCGCTACCTAAATAAGAGTTGTTATATAAGCATCATCATCAGTAAAACCATCATCTATATTAAGATGTTTCTTTGCTTCTTTCAATGTTACAAACATAGCTTTTACTTATTAAATAGACTATAATTACTTAATTACCTTCTTAGCAAATGCTTCTGCTCTACGTGGTTTAGCATCAAAGTAAGCATTAATAACTAAGCGTACTTTACCGCTAGCAGCTTGTGTATAAGGGTCTACAGTTAAATCAATTCCTCCCCATTGTCCTATTACATAATCAGAGAAATTACCGAGAACCATACCTTTAGAAGTACAAGCTGATGTAGAATAAACTGGGATTCCATCTACTTCTCCGCCTTCCATCAAATAACCAGATACCCCAGCTGATTTAAGAGTAGTCTTTAAAGTAGCCTTAACATTAGGTGCTACAATAAATGCAAGATTACCAGTTACATTTTTATCCTCTAATGCTTGTTCCATAGCTACAATACCTTTAAAGTCTAAAGCTGCGGTATCAGCAGTTACTCCATTAAATACACCAGATGGCTTAGTATTTGAGCCAGCAGCATTACCTAAAATAGTTTTCTCCAACTCATTAGAGATAGCTCTTACAATATCATTTTTAAGCATTTCCTCTGCTGATACTGAATCTTGAATAAGGAACTGCTTAGAAATATCTATAAATGCTGTCAAACGTTTAGGCTCTAAATTAACTTCTGAAAATTTACCAGCACCATCAGTAGCAGCATCTACTTCACCAGCCCAGCCTACATTAGAACCACTATATACTGGAATAGATACATTACCTACTAAACCACTCATATAAGTAGCACCAGCCTAAGCCATTACTAAATTTGCTCTAAGTGGCTCTAAAATATTAAGTTTATCTTCTGCTACAATTTCTTGACCATTTGTAGCTACTGTAGCTTGAATATCTCCTCTTTCCTCAATAGGTAAAACAATCTGACCACTGTATGATTGACCAGCTTTGCGCATTTCAGCTATACCAGCGTTTACTACTTCCTAACTCTTTTCGTCTAAATTACGGTTGTTTGCAATATCGTTTACTGCTTTAATCAATGAAAATTTACTCATAGTTCTTTTAATTACTTTATCGGTTTCTTTATTTAACTTATTATTAATATCTCTAATTTCCTTATCTACATCTGCAATCTGCTTACATAAATCATTATAAGCACTTTCTTCATCTGCTGTTAATTTTCTAGATTCTGATTTACCAGCAGTAAGAACATTCTTAGCTTGAATAGTAAGCTGTTCCTTCTTATCCAATAACTCTAATGTATTAGCCATTAATTTTATTTTCTAGTTCTTTATAATAATCCTCTATCTCTTTCTTTTCTTGTTCTTTCAAACTATCTAATCCTCTAGTATTAACTGATGTTGCATCATAAGCAGCGTGATAAACTGGTGATACATCATATAACTATTTAATTTCTTTGATAGTACGTAAATAAGTACCGTCCTATCTCTTTTCCCAGTTATCAGAACCTACAGTAAATGCAAATGAAGATGTACTAATATCACCCCTTCTAAGTCCTTCTAAAAGTTCATCACCTAAAGCTGTATTAGGAGCTTCAAAAGTGTACTTTAATCCTCTTTCATCTACAGTAAGTTTTAAACTGCCATTACCTTTATTACACCTAGCTAATACTCCTTTGTCCTCATTGTGATTAAGCAAACAAAGTACATCAGAATTATCTATAACTCCTTCTAATGCTCTACTATCTATAATCTCTTTAAATCCTCCTAAATCGTTTGATTCAGAGTTAAATACCAAAGCATAACCTTCAACCTATCGGCTTTCTGGAGTTGTAGCTCTAACTTCTAAGTTGTTATTCCTTATTTCTTTCATTATTGCATAGTTTCTATATCCTTTATAATATTAGCTTTATCCTTCCACCAATTTGCTTTTTTATACTTATCTATACTAGCTTGTGGTACATATATATTTGTAAGCTTATCAGTCCAATTAGCAAACACACCCTATACTGTAGGCGGCTCTATAGCTCTACATATAATAGTATTTAATACTGCACTATACTAAAAGCATCTATCCTATATAGTTTTAAGAGTAGTAGGAAAATCTAAAACTGTTACTCCCCAGTTTTTCGCAAAATCTGGAACTTTATCCCTAATATCAACATCATAACCACCATTTTCTCTGCCACAACGTTGTATTATAGTAGTAGTCCCTTCTCTTATCGTAAATGTTCCACTTAATGATTCTGAAATTGCTAGTAGATTCTCCCCCTAATAAAGCGATTTTCCATCATCTAGAACTTCAAAGTATGAATCATCACCCGCTACTACAAACTTATCTGTAAAATTAGGAAACCACTCATAACCAGTAAAAAGTGTTTTACTATTTAATTTAATAGTTATAGGCTATCCCCATCTATTGGTGAAAGCCAAAGCCTATCTGAACATTTTTGTTACGTTAGATAAATCTAAGATTCCATCTTCTGTATTTACTTTATGGGTACGCTTCGCAATAGGATATAATTCTTTTATACTTTTAGGTAGGGTTACTTCCTCCAATTTGGTTAAAAATGGTACAAAAACTATCCGACTACTGGATATTTTTACACCCGTTGATTCTACGCCAGTAAAATACTAGAACTCATTAAATGTTTTAATATTATCATTAAATCTAAGTTCTGGAATATGTAAATCTCTCTCATTTAACTATGCTGCCTAAGCATAAGTTAAAGCTCCAAAATGTTCTAGCATTATTTTAGCTAGCTCTGGGTCTTTAAACTTTATTATCTAATCTTCCTTTGGTGTTATTCGTATTGCTCCCATCCTATATAATATTATTTTCAGCAACCTTAGTAGCTGCTTTTAAAGTTTGTACATTAACCTACACAAAGGTATTATCCCCATCTGGTAAAGCTGGCAAATCTAATTCCTTTCTAATCTCATTCGGACTAATTACACCAATCTAAAATAAAGTATTGTAATAGCTTGCTAGAGATTGTTTATCAGCTCTTAATAATGTAGCAGTATTAAAGCGTACATCTATGTTATCTCTCTCACTAGGCTTATATAATTTCCTCTCAAATTCCAGCTCTATCTTTTCCAATAAAGGAGAAAGAGTATCAGTAAGGAAAGCTAACTCTGTGGCTTCTACTGTTGAATAGCTAGACTTTGATAAATCAAATGCTTTTACTGGAGATACACCAAAAAATCTACATATATCTACTACATTAAACTATCTAGTTTCTAATAACTAAGCATCAGCTGGATTTACTGTAATTGGCTGAAACTCCATATTACCCTCTAATACAGCTACTCCATTTGGTGTACCAGTAACTGGACTAAAAGCTGTCTGCCAGCTAGTTTTTAAGTCGTTCTTTTGTTTACTTGTTAAGGTGCTTTGTACTTTCAATATACCAGCTAAATTTGCTCCACCTTTAAAGAATCCCTAAGCGTGCGCTTCTGAATCTGCAGATAAGCCTAATGTATATTTAGCGTGTGCTAATGTACTAATACCATTGATACCATTATAGCTAAAGTTAAGCAAATGTATCATATTGCAAGCTTCAATAGCATTAGCCATACCAGTAACACTATATACTATATTATCATTAATAGTTTGTGGCTGTACCACAGTTACTAATTCTGCTGGTATATAATGTAAAGCCTTAGCATTTCCGTTATTATCTCTTTCTATATAAGCATACCCATTACCTTTTAAAAGCATACTAATAACCAAAGTCTTTATAAAAGTGAACCTAGTCATTTTATTATTTGGCTCTCTATTTAGTAAGCTGTAAGTAGGATGCTCTGTATATTTAATCTTATATCCATTATTGTCTATTTTATACGGCTCTAATGGTAGCTAAGCAATGCTATCAGATATTACTTCTACACATCTATAAACTGTACTAAGTAGTAAAGCCTTACTTTCTGTATAACTTCCAGTACTATTATACATTAAATAGTCAAATGGATTACTACGCTCTTCTACTTTTTTCTTTTTACTAAAAATTCCCATTTATTAAATATTTTTTATATCTTTGTCCAACTAAAAATAATCCGTTATGAAAAAAAGTTTATTATTACTGCTATTCTCTTTATGTTTGGTGTCTTGTAACCGTGTTAGTAAAGATGATTATGATACCTTAGAATTTAAATACAATCAGTTAAAAACAGACTTAGAATATTACAAAACAGAATTAGAAGCTTACAAAACGAAATGTAGTAAATTACGAAATAAGATTGACAACCTAGAATCTGAAAATTCCGATTTAGAATCAGAAAAATCTGATTTGAAAGAGTACAATTCTAAATTAGCAAGTGCTACAATGACTGTATTAGAGGGTGTTGAAGATGAGTTAGAAAAATTAAAACTTGATTTACAATATAATAATATTGATAATATGAATGAATTAATAAGAAGATTATCAAATATTATAAATCAACTAAGGTAACATTAAATTGTTAGAATCTCATTGCTATAATGAGGAACTGTAAGATACATTCCTAAAGCCTATATAATGGCTATAACTCCATCTATCTTTTTAGTCTTAATACCTTTATTAGGCTTAACATTCCCATTATAGTCAGATTTTAATTCAACATTTCTAAAGCACCATCTGGTTATCTCGTTGTTATCTATAACAGTATTACCAGATAATATTAACCGTTCTAGCTCTTTTGTAGGACGGTTAAAGTTTCCCATTGTCTAAGGATATTCTTCTAATGGTAGTCCTATTTCTGTTGCGTGTATTGCCCACTAAGTAGCGTTCCATTTATCGTACCCTATCTTTTGTATATTTAAGATATTACTAGCAGCTACTATATCATTAGTAATATAATCATAATCAGTAACATTACCAGTAGTAATAGTTATTAATCCCTACTGTTTCCAGAGTTTATAAGTTTCCCTATCTGGCTTATCTCTTAAAGCCGATTCTGGTAAATAATAATCAGTTTTAAAATAGTATGTATTATCCTTCTCGATAAGATATGAAACAGCCGTTAAATCTGATGTAGCGGATAAATCTACACCTATATAACATTCACAATCTCTAAAGTCCTCTAAATGTATCTCTTTACTGGCTCTAACTATATAACTCTCTGGTAGCCATACATCAGCAACATCACACCATAGATTTAATGTTTTTGTCTTTACTCCTACTTCCTCACTCGGATTATTAATGGCACTCTGTACCTACTCTTTAATGTACTTACTTGTTACAGTAACATTTAAATTTGGTGTACATTTTACCCAGTTATCTTTATCAGTCCAATCATCTTTATCATCTAAAGAGTAGATAGCAATAAACATACTATCATCAGTCTTTAGTTTATTTAGTATTTCTATAGATGTACTTCTTAGCTTATAGCAAGGTAAAGTTTTATCAAATCCAGCAGTAGTTATAGTACATAAATGTGGATTATTTCGCATACCCATACTAGATTTAATAACATCCCTAACTTTACTATTCTTAGCTGCGTGGTATTCGTCTATAAGTCCGAAACTGGCATTAAATCCATCCAGTTTAGAATCATCTGCAGCAAATACTTTCAGCTTAGAATTATTTAAAGCAAACTATACATTATCTCTATAAGGCTTTAAATGCTTTCCTTTGGGGTCTAACTGCTTGCTAAAATTACTGCAGAACTCAAATGCAATTTTAGCCTATTCTTTACTGTTAGCAGCTAAATCTACTTCTGCTCCATCCTCTCCATCAGCTATTAAATAATAAAGACACAAAGCAGCAGCTAGGGCTGTTTTACCATTCTTTCTACTTACTTCTATATAAGAGCTGGTAAATCGTCTAGTATCGTTATCTTTCCAGTACCAGCCTACTATATTAGCTACTATAAACTATTGCCAGTTCTCTAGCTTAAAATGCTTTCCACTGGACTTACCCATAAAGTGTTTAAGAGTGCCTATAAAGTTAATAGCTTTATCTACTACAGATTCTTTAAAATAAATATCCTCTCTTTGTAGGTCATCTTTAAATCTCTAGCAAGCTAATTTTATAAGCTCTCCTACAGCTATCTTACCATTAAGTACATCATCCACATAATGGTAATATCCTTTCATTATCTAATCTCCTTACTTCCTTTAACAAATTGTTCTAATGGTGATAACTCATCATCAACATTATCTATCTGTGGTAACTTTGCTCTAGATTTTGCAGTTAATCCAAACTCTACCATTACTTTCATAGCTTGAGTTTGTGCATCTTTTGCTACCTTAATAAGTGGATGCTCTGATATATTACCCCTATCACTGGTAACTGTTAAACCGTCTTTCTGGAGCTGTTTATTTGCTACTATAAAGGTATTATAATTATGTGCTAGCATATTTAAAGCAGCCACATCTACATCTTCCATTACACCATTATCAGTAAGCATAGCTATTACATCTTTCATATAATCCCTAGCTTCCTTTTGTAAGTGTGTAGGCATTGTAAATTTACTCATAGCTTTTTCCTTTCTACTGATAACTCGTTTAGTTTGTCTTGATAATCTATATAAATTTGTGTATCTTCTAAATCCCATAAATAAGCTAAATTAGCTATACCTTCTGCATTAACTAAGGTTTCAGCCATCATTTTAGTAAGCTGCTCTACCTTAGTATCATTTCTATTAATAAAATTGTCTATTTTCATTATCTATTTAATAAGTTAGTTAGCGCACTAGGGTTCGAACCCAGACCAGAAGGGTTAGAGCCTTCTGTGCTGCCATTACACCATACGCCAATATATTAAGATAGTTCTTTAACTACCTAATTAAAATCTAATCCATTTGTCTTACCATTTCTGTGTAAATAAGAATGATGCTACTTACAAAGAGATATAAGGTTAGTAACATCATAAGCGACCTTTAATCTCATATTGCCAGAGTAATTTGTGAAGCTATCTTTATGATGTATGTCCTCTGCTGGCACTGTATTACCTAGAGCTAAGCAAATTTCACAAAGCGGATGCTACATTATATAAGATTGCCTTAACTCTCTCCACTATTTACTCTAATAAATGTTAGTTCTCTATTCCTTATTTACCTATCTGTTTTTCTTTATTTGTGCTTTCTTTAAATAAGGCATAATTAATAGTATTATCCATTAGTATTTTAACTGTTACAATAATAATAAAAGGGTATTACGATTCCAAATGATTTTACTAAAAAAATTTACTAGCATTTTATAGTAGTCTGCAGTCCAAAAAATCGAATAGCCGTTCAGCAGACACATTAAAAATCGCACTTAAAATCACTCCAAAGTCATTAAATAAAAATTTTCAAAATTATTTTTTTATCAGTTGGAAATGCGTTTTTTAAGTACTATTATTGTTATAGAAAAATTAAAGGTAGTTGTTGCTACTGTGTGTAGCATAATATTTAAATTTTAGTGGTTAAGTAAAGAATTAGGGCTTTAAGTAGCCCTTTTCTTTGATTTTCAAGGTTACAAAAAAATTAATTTGTTACCTATATAAGACTAAAAAATGTAACCCACTAGAAAAGCACTTTATACAGATATTTTTTATTTAACCCTAAAAAACTAATTAAAATGAAGGAACTTATTATTAAAGGTGGCGCACACCGTTATTTAAGCGAATTAGATTTATTTAAAAATGGATTACCAGATGGAATTATAAACAAGACTAAACCAGATGTAGGAGGTACATACTCTGCTGCAAATTGTGATAAAAATTATATTATTGTATGTCCTTTCAGAGATTTAGTAGATAGCATAGCAGCAGATAAGAATAATAAATATAATATCTTTAAATGTTATGCTGGAGTATATGAGCCAGAGTTTAGAAGATATTGCAAAGATAACGAAATAAAGAAGATAGCAGTTACTTATGATAGCTTTAGTAATAAGATTTTAAAATGGATAGATAATCCTAATGATTGGTATATAGTAGTAGACGAATATCATTTATTATTAAGTGAAATGGATTATAGGGAGGATTCTATTACTAAATTATTAGAAACTATTAAGCAGTTTAATCATTATTCTTTATTATCTGCTACTCCTATAGATGTTAGTTTTGAGATACCAGCATTTAAGGAATTACCACATTATAAAGTAATCTGGGACGAAACAGAGAAAGTAAATGTAATGAGATATAAGACTACTAAACTAATCACTGGAGTTACTAACTTTATAAATGAGTTTCTAGAAAATGGTCTAAAAATAGGTGGTGTAGATGTAGAGCAATTATTTGTATTCTTTAATACTGTTACTGGTATAGAGCAAATAGTGAATACTTTAAAGATAAATCCAGAACTGGTTAAAATCAGCTGTGCTAATAGAATCCGTAATAAGAAAATATTAGGAGATTATAATATAGAGCCAGTAACTAATCCTAATAAAAAGATAAACTTCTTTACAAAGAAAGGTTTTCAAGGTTGTAATATGTTTAGTAATAATGCTTTAGTAATAGTTGTAAGCGATGGTTACAGAGATACTACATTAGTAGATATATCTACAACATTAGAACAAATAGTAGGTAGATTAAGAGAGAATAAAGAGTACCATAATGTATTTAGAAATTATATAGTACACTTTTATAGTAATAACAATCATATATTAGATGATAATGAGTTTAGCCAGCTAATGAATGATAAAGAATCCGATGCTAAACTTAAAATCTCTGGCTGGCAAAAAATGAGTAATGAGGAAAGAGAATCATATAGCAAAGACCTTAATTTAGAAAAATCTCTTATATCTATAGTTGATGGAAAAATGAAAATTAATGAACTCAAAAGACAATCATTTATTTATAAACAGACCATTAGAAAACAATATAAAGACGGATTTGGTATAAGAGCTGCCTATAATAAGAGTAACAGATTTAGTATATATACCAATCAAAAAATATGGGATGATTTTAATATTAAAGTTAAGAAGGCTATAACAATTAGCTATAAGGATTTATTAAATGATTATCTAGCTAATAGGAGTGAGGAATATTTATCTGATTATCCCGAGTTTGAAAATATAACCAAATATCTATCAGAAACAGAGATACACACACTACATTATAATAAAGAAAAATGTTAGCTAGAGTAGATGATAAGATAAAGCTAGAAAGAGTTTATAGAGATATTTATGCTGAAATAGGAGCTGGATTTATTAGTACTAAGGATTTGAAAGTTATCTTTACTAAACTGTTTAATAAGTATGGAATAGAGTTAAAAGTAAAAGCATCCTTAATAACAGAATCTCCTTACTATAACGCTGCAGAGAAAATACAAAAAATAGATGGAAAATCTACTAGAGGATATGTAATAGATACTATGAAATTAACCTTTAAAATTTAATACTATGAACGGCTACTAGATTAAAGAGAATATAGGTAGAAAGAAATTACAGCAGTTTTTAACCACTAAAGGAGTTACTGATATTAACTTCACAAAAGGAGAGTTTGATAGGATAGATTGCCTCTTTAAATATAACGGAAAAACTGTAGGTGTAGAGATTAAGGATAGAAACCCCAAATATGAGGATTACGATACTTATATTATGGAAAAACAGAAATTAGATTATATGGATAGCTTACAAACATCTGGAAATACTTATAGTTGTTGGATGGTTTACTTTTTCGGTAACAATATGTACCTATTCAAATATAGAGATATTAAGAAATTAATAAAAGATGGTGTTATAGAACTAGAGAATAAATATTTACCAAACTCTACAGTATATAAAACAAAAGATGTTTGTAAAGCAACATACTTATTACCTAAGAAATATGCCAATAAATTTAAGATAGACAATAATAACTGAAATAAATCAAATTTACAATGAAAACAAAGCACTTTTTAATAGCGTTAATAGCCATTTTTACTATAGTAATAACGCTTAAAGTATCGAAACCAAATACTATTAACACATCTATATTACATATAGAACAGATAGAAACCCCTAAGATAAAGCAAACATACTGTATAGAGAGAAAAATAGGCAATAGAATTATAAAAGATACTATTGTTTATACAGAAGATGGTAGAAACTATAAATTAATGAAATAACTATGAAACGAATAATATTAACATTACTATTAGCATTAACTACATTATGCTCATTTAGCCAAATTAAAGCTTCAGAATATACTAATAAATTAGATAGTTTAGGTTATGTAAATTATGCGGATAATGATAGTATATCTGCTTATTTTGCTCTAGATTCAACTTACTTTGTTATAGTAGAAAAGAAAGAACTAAATATAGCAACTGTTACAATTGTACAATATACAGAGGATTGTAAATTTATGAATGCTGTTACTTGCTTTCCTAAATTCTTTAGAAATACACCTAAAATATTCGACAAAACTGATGAAGGTTTAGATTATGTAATGTACTACGATGAGTTAGTTTTAATGAGTGATTATTAAAAGTAAAGCCAGTTCCTTAATTGGAGCTGGCTTTTTGTTATAATGTTTCTATATCATTAAAAAGTCTAATAAGTGCCCGTCCAATAGCTGCAGCTAAATTAACTGGTACAGCATTTCCTATTTGTTTATATTGTGCTGCCATATTACCACAAAAATCCCAGTTATCTGGAAAGGTTTGTATTCTAGCATATTCTCTAACTGTTAAAGGTCTAGTTTCTGTAGGATGACATCTTTCTGTCTGCTTCATAGCTGGAGAGCAAGTAAGCGTTAAAGATGGTTCATTTAATGATAGTCTTCTAGCAATACCAGTTTTACCTCCACCCATAAAGTAGCTAGCTTTCATATATTCACGTTGTAAATCATCTGGTAAATCCTTCCAGTAGCCCCCCATAGGTACTTTTGCCATTATTTCTTTTTTTCTTTGTGGGTATTGTTGTCCTATAGATTCTGGTACATCACAATCATATAATACACCTTTAAAGAAAGCATCCCTTAAATTAACTACTCTGATATAAGGAGATGGATAGCGAAATGTAACTTTATCAACTATATCATTCCTTATAGCAATTAATATTAAGCGTTCTCTTTTTTGAGGAACTTGATAATGTATAGCTTTTAAAATTTGTGGTTCTACTAAAGTATATCCTAAATCAGCTATAACACTTTTAATAACTTCAAAAGTATGCCCTTTATCGTGGGTATATAAACCTTTAACGTTCTCACCCATAAAAACCTTTGGCTTTACTTCTTTAACCGCTCTAGCAAGTTCAAAGAATAAAGTTCCTCTAGCATCTTCAAAGCCAGCCTTATTACCAGCATAACTAAAAGCTTGACAAGGAAAACCACCAGATATAAAATCTACTTTACCTTCATAATCTTTAAATGATATTTCGTGTATATCACCCTCTACTACATTCCAGTTAGGTCTATTATATCTAAGAGTGTTACAAGCTGCTTTATCAAACTCATTTAAAAGGACGTGTTTAAAGCCAGCTTTTTCCATTCCTAAAGCTAACCCACCACCTCCAGCAAACAATTCTATAGATGTAAAATCTCTAAATGGTTTTACTTTATATTCCTCATCCCAGTTACTATTAATCATCTTTTCTATTTGTGGAATCCCTAGTAGCTGGTGTGCATAAAAACCTAATTCTCCTTTATTATTTGTTTCTAATGTAAAAAATCCTTTCTTTACCCAAGTGTTTACTGTGCGTATTGATACACTTAAAATATCTGATATGTTTGTTATAGTGAAAAACTGCTCCATTATTAAAAATTATCAAATCCTTCATAGGTTTTGAATGCTAATAAATACAAACTCTTAAATGTATCTGCATTAATGCCCTTTAAGCCAGTAAATACGGTGTTGTTTATTACTCCTTTATGTGTTTCTTCTATTACATCATCTAAAATCTTAGGTAGTGCTTGACAAAGTAACATAAAAGCATCTTTCTGACCAAAAACTATCTCATAGAATTTATCCATAGAAACCCTTTTAATGTTATTATTCTTGTACTTATTGCCATTTAAAGAAGCTTCCCAAGCTATATTTTGAGATTTCTTAGCAATAGCTTCTACGAGCATACAAGTTGCTTTAGGGTCATCTATAATCTTTTGTTGCATTTTCAAATATGTAGCTTGTGCTGATGAAGAGTTCATAGTATTATGTTTATTCTTCATTTCTACATATATCTTTTTTACATCATTAGCTACATCAAACCCTTTTTGTGGTACATACCAGTCATTTCCAACATAATTAAACAAATTCTGATGAAAATAGCCGATATGATTTGTATTAGACTTATCAATTTGTCTAATACATTCAGCTTCTATTATTTCTTCAAAAGTCTTACCGTAAATTTTAGCATCAAATGTAAGCTTTATAGGGTCAATAAGATTACTATTAAACTCATTTATATCTATAATAGTCTTGTATTTTAATACTGTTTCTTTAGTATGATTATATATATCTGTATCAGATATAAAACCTAGATTATAAACTCCTTGTGCCATTGTATATTTAATTTGTGAATTATTTGCAAAGATACAAATAGAAAATAATAAATCCAGCCTAATAAGCTGGATTTATTTAATATATGCTATTTATTATTGTTTTTATTTGCGTTATATTTCTCTATATTACTAATAAGATTCTTATTAGGGTTGTTAGGATAGCCACTATAATCTAATATCCACTCATTAAGTTTACATACTTTCTCTAACTCTCTAAAGCTAAGATACTCTTCTAACTCTTCTGTTTCCATAATGGTAGAAGCATTAGGACAATAAAAGTAATCTCCAGTTTCTATAGTTTTATATCTCTCATTACTATTTTGCCATACCGCAAACTCATATCTTATATAAGTAGCTATTTGTTGCTTCCTTTGATTGCTATCTAGTAGTATATAATAGCAATCTCCAGTAGTAGTATGTACTTCCAATACAGCTAATCTATAACCAGCTTTATAAGGATATATAACATCTATATAATCTTCAAATATTTGTCGTTTTTTACTATTATCTGATTCTATTTCATTTATATAATCGGTTGTAAAATCAACTCTGTTATAGCGGTCTATTCGGTTTTCAGCATATTGTATATGTAGTTTCTTAGTTTCTATACTTTTATTAATAGTATCTTTTTTAGATGCTGTTTCTGTAAGTGTCTTATTATACATTTCTAGAGCTAGCTTAGCTGTACTTTCTGGAGCTGATATATAAGCAGTATAAGCTCTCTCTAAGGTAGTATCTATATTCTTTATTTCTTTACTTAATAAAGCTATATCTTCATTTAGGCTAGATATAAGTTCTCTTTCCTCTGCTGTCCGTCTTTCTTTTTCTTCCTTATTATATGTAGTAAGTGGTAATAACTCATTCTTTATAAACTGCCATACTACAGTAGATAACTTATCATCATTTATATTTATATCGCATTTACAGTCTGGGTGTGAATTATTAATTCTGCTATGACATCTCCAATTTACATAACCAGTACTTTTTAAAGATGGAGAGTAAGAAGCACCACAGAAAGAGCATTTAACTAATCTAGATAGTAAATACTTCTTTTGTTTATTACTCCTTATAACCTTACTAGCTCTATTTCCTTCTAATTTCTTTGTAGCCTTATTATAAAATTCCTCTTCTATAATAGTATCAAAGGTTATTTTAAATACTTCCTTTTTCTTTGTATCTGGGTCTGTTGTAGTAACTGTAGTATAGCCAGTATGATAACTAGTATTTTTAAGGATATGATGTATCTTACCAACGCTACAGTTAAAGCCAAATTTAGCAGACACAGCTAAAGCAGTAGTTTTTAGTGTACTATCTTCCTCTAGGTACTTATTATATGTGTATTTAATAATAGCAGCTTCATCTTCATTTATTACTAAAGTATTTCTAGTGTATTTATCATTACCGCCTAACTTTTTATATCCATATATCTTACCTTGAACCATTTGGTTATCTCTTAATCTATTGCGCCTTCCAGAAGCTGTAAAGGTTTTCATACTCTTTAGATATTCAGCAGCACCATCAAAATATAAACCTAACTCTTTTTCAAAAGCTTCATCTACTTCTTTTGTTTCTAAATTGATAGTCCATTTACCTTTATCTCTAAAGTATGTTGGTATGCCAAAATTATTTAGCTCTCTTACATATACTCTACCAGATACACTATCTCGGCTCATTCGGCTAACTTCATTTACTAGCAGCACATCGAATTTATGAGTTTTAGCTGCATTCTTCATTTGTTCTATAGATTTACGGTCTTTCTTTGTAGTATCATCTTTACCAGTAATATATTCTCCAAATATTAAATCCTCTGATACTTCAAAATTATAGCTACTAGCCACCTTATTAAGGTCGTCTATTTGTCTATTGTAATCTTGTTGTGTGGTACTACACCTAATTAAAAATGCTGCTTTCAT